GCTGGCCAAAGTCGCTACCAGCGTTCCATTTACATAGGCAGCCGCCGTGCCGTCAGGGTAGGCAATCACCTTAACCCTGTACCATGTAGCCGCCGCAACTGCTGATGTGCTGTTGCCGTCCGTAATGGTGGTGTTGTTTACCGCCCTTAGCACCCATTGCCCTGAGTTCAGGTTGTGTCGGTACATTAGGAATAATCCGTTTGTTTCAGCGCCAACAGAAGAAGCTGAATCGCTGTTCAGCCAGCCGCACTTAATGCTGAAAATATCTGCTGCGTCCGACAATGCGCTGATGCGGATAGAAGATTCATAGTAATGATAGTTAACGTAAGATATTCCATCGTGGAAGGCATACATACGGAAGTTCTGCGCAGCAGGTGCCAGTAGCGCACGGCTGCTGCTGCTCGTCCCTGTGCCGAGGGTAACAACACCAATGCGTGGGCGGATACCACCTGAACCACCGTTGTTTTCTGCGAGCGTTCCAGAGGCTGTCAGATAGGCCAAGTGGTGAGCGGCAATGTTGGAAACGTTTCTGTGGTACAATTCTACCCGGTCGAAGTTCACCCATTCGCCAACCTCTGACCAAATGTTGACCGATTCAGCCGCCCTCCAGCGTGAAGAAGTGCCATCGTATTCCAGTTCTATGGCTCTGCCGGGAAGCAGAATAAGGTCGCGACCGCCAAATTCAAAGCGGTTGCCTGCCGTGCTGCTGGTGCTTGCATCCAGCATACCGATAGGGTTGCTGCCAACATTTATCAGCTTTACCCTGTGGCCGCCTGTTGTAGCGTTCAGGCCCGTGATGAAATTAAATGCGCTGTTTCCGTCAAGGCGCAAGGTCTGCACTGTGCTGGCCCAGCTTGAAGGGTTATAGTTGTTCTGCCAACTTGTAATCTGCGAAGGTGAAAGAACCGTTCCTGCGCTGCCTGTTGGCGGTGCTGCCCATGTGCCGTCTGCCCTGAGGAAGTTGGAAGTGCCGCCACCTGAAGCAGGCGCAAGGCCTTTCAGGCTACTGGTGAAGGTGTCCAGTAAGGTAGTAGCCTGTGTTCCTGTCAGTTCCTCCGTTACGCCCGTGCTGGCCGTTACTCGGCCCAGTATGCGAGCGGTTGTGATGTCCTGAATCTTTGCAAGTGATACGGCCTTATTGTCAACCGTCCACACCGTGCCGCTGCTGCTCACGGTGATGTCGCCCTTGTCGCCGTCCGATACCCCGCCACCTCCGCCTGTGCTGGCTATGGTGATGCTGTCTGTGCTGGCATCGGTGGTAATGGTGATATTGCTACCAGCTACCAGCGTCAAGGTATCACCTGTGCTATCAGCTACCACATCGGATTGCCCTGCTACGGCAACCTTGCTGAATAAGTTCTGGTCGCCCGTGTTCGTGCCGCTTGTGTTGCCGATAACGGTTAGCTGTGCGTCGGTAACGTAGCGTTTGTTGCTGCTGTCTGCAATGTCTGCGGTTGTGGCATCTGCGCCAGCGGTAACCAAGCCTTTAGCGTCGTATGTTATTTTGGTTTTAGTTGCGCCCGTAATGGCCGCGTTCCCTGCTACCTTGCCGTCAAGGGTGGTCTGCAAGTTGGTTACATCGCTGATAACGTGCGTATGAACGACCGCAGCATACAGGGTATCGAAGTAGCTTTTAGCGGTTGCCTTCAGGTTCGCCCATGTAAGCCGCTTCCAAATCGATAAATCCGCGCTATCCTGAAGCAGCAGCGCATCAGCATCCACCGGTGTGGCCTTGCTCTCGGTAAGGTCAACATCGTGCAGTTCTTCCAGTTCATATCCGTTATCAACCTTCACATAAATTGACCCTGCGCTTGCGTGTACCCGTTCGACGGTGGCAAGAATTACGATGTGGTCTGGTGCTTGTGGGGCTGTTGTGGTGTATCCGCCCGCAGTTGTGGCCGATAGGAACAAGGTCTGCCCGGCCGTTAAGCCTGTGGTGGTCATGTTATACAGCGGCCCTTCGGTAATCACTACGCCTTCCGCGCCTGCTGCAATGGTTTCAACCACGAATCCAAGCGTACCCTTACTGGTAGTTTCGCTATTCGCCTGTGCTTTCTTCGCTGCTATTCTGTTGCCCTGTGCGCCGCTGATGTATATCACGTCGCCTTTGACCAGTTGAACGCCTGAATCGTTGTAAACACGGGCAAAAGTTTGCATACCAACCTTTTGAACGCTGCCGCCTTTCATCTGGAGTTGAAGCGTGCCATCTCCGTCGTCCCAGAATACTGAGCCATCGGTTGCGGGGGTGTTGGTGGGCGTGTTGTCGAATTCCAAATTACCGACCTGTGCGCCGTATTCGCCGAGGTTTACATCCCCGCTTGCGCCCGTGTAGGGTACTTTGTTATCCAAGGCGGTTTGCAGCCCTGTAACGTCCGAGATAACGTGCGTGTGAACCGTGTTCGCCTTGCCGTTTATCTGGGTTTGAATGTTGGAGGTTGCCCCGTCAAGGTATTGAAATTCAGTATTCGATACTGAACCGTTGGCAATCTTAGCTGCGTCAATTCCTGAAGGCAGGTCAGCGGCTGCGATGGTCAGCGTGCCAAATTCCAGCCCGTCGGCTGTTGCATTTACTTTGACAAATTTTCCCGCCTGTCCCGTGTAGCTTGCAGGAACATCCCCCAAATCAGTAAAATCAGCAGCCCCGCCACCCGTGCTACCCCAGTAAGAAAGTGAGTTCCACGCGGTTACACCGTTGCCTATCTTGAACTTCCGGGTATCGGTTTCCGCGCCAAATTCGCCTTCTGCCAGTACAGGGTTTGTGGCTGCCCATTGCGCCTGAGTTCCGCGCCTTAGTTTTATCGTTATGTAGTTGCTCATGAAACACCTCCGTCAATGGTTAGCGAGTAGGTGGAATTGTAATATCCACCGTCGATAATTAGAATGTCTTGGTCAATGTTAGGGAACGCATAATCATTTGAAGGGACGCTGCAAAAGTCCCTGTTTGCTGGAACGCCTACCTCCATCCTGATCGTGTAGCCTGCCACAACATCCCCGTGCGCATCGTAAAACGGCAAAGCGTCGTCGTTTACCGCGAAGTTTACGCGGCTATCACGGTAGATGTATTGAAGGGAACTGATGATGTCTTCCAGGATTTGTAGCGTATCGCTCAGCACCTCCATCTGATTCGTGCTGTCTTCAAATTGCCTATCCATTACGGACATCACAAACGAATAAGTTTTCTCCTTATCCGCTGTGGACATATCGAACAGCATGGTGGTTGTGTCGGGGATGACAAACAGCAGCGGGTAGTTCTCCTTGCCGCCGTCCGCCACGAGGTCATATTCTGGCCCGAAAGCCACGGAGCGAATCATTTTGTGATTCTCACCTGCCCGCCTGATTGCTGCTATTATCTGGTTTAGCGTCATCTAAAAATTTCCTTAACTTTTCTTCGTTCTTCTTGCGCCAAGCCTTACTTTTCAAAATAGAAGCCGAGGTTTTGACCGTATTTATTGGGTTTGTCGATTGCATCGGGGTCAGGGTTTTGCCACTTTGGATACTTTTCAGGGTAGGTACAAAGATATTTGTTCATCCGCTCGATGAAGTGGTCACGTTTTTGAGCGTAACGCTGTTCGATTTTGACCATTTCCTCCATGCTGATGCTCGTCATGTTTTCGCCATCGCGCTTCATGATGGATTTGTTCATGAATTTGTAGGTCAGCGGCAGGACTGCTTCGTAAAGAACGGAATACTTCAGCACTGGTTTAATGTAGTCGTTTAAAAGCGTGGTATTGTCCGCACTCAAGCTGCTCGGGAACTGGTTGTAAATCTCGTTATACAGGTCGCTGCCTATCGTGTCGCGCAAGGTCACCTCCTGCGCTTCATGAAGGCTCATCTGAATGAGTTTCGGGTCTAAATTGTCCTGAATAGGTGTGTTTTCCTTGATGTACACCGTGTCAATGAAATACTTGAAACTCATCGAATTGTCCTCCTGTATAGTTTAGATTCCCAAATGTGGCGGCATTGCGGGACGTGGGTATTAGTGCCTGCAATGGTGCGCCATCCGCCGCGCCGCTGCCATACGTTGTAGCCTAATTCCCTGCTCATTGCGTCTATTTCTTCGCGGCTGTATAGTTTGTTTTCCTCAACAAGGAAACGACAAAAGTCCCGTGAAGTATCGAGCAACAAAGGGCCGCCAACATCTGGGTTTTTCCCGTATTTGTACAGAACGAATATCTCCGTATCAAGCCCGCCGCTGTCTGAAATTGACCGCGCCCCGCTGTCTGTTATTTTGATTTCCGTATTCGTCCACTCAATCAGCCGATTAGCCTGCATGGTTTTGAGGATGTTCGCTGCTTCGGTTGTGGTCAGCCTTGCGCCCTTTGCGAGTTCTTCAAGTGTGGCTTTAGGGTTGTCGCGAATCACCGCCACAAGGCGCAACTCGGGGTTAGTCAGTTCGGCGAAGGTTTCGGGCAGTTCTTCAAAGTCAGCCGCGCTGCGTCCGTATTTGCGAAAAACCGCTTTGTCGGCTTCGTCGTTCCATCCAAACGGATTTTGGGCAGACATGGTCACGGGCTGTTCTGTCTTTAAACCAAGGCTTTCGCGCACTTCGTCACGTGTCATAATGCCCGCTGTGAACAACTGCACCGCGTCTTCGCCTGCAGGTTCGGCTGCGATGGTGTACAATTCACCATCCTGACCTGTTGCGTTAAACATGGTGGTCAGCACCTTGTCCATCTGGGTTCGTTTTGGCGCAACGTAGGCCCGGTCAAAAACCTCATAAGCCTGTTTCAGTTCATTCCGGCCCCCGAGTTCACCAGCCACGCGAACACCGAACAGCATAGGCGAAGTTACGCGGTGTGCGTAGAAGATGTTATCGCGGACGGTTTCGGAAAGTTGCAGGTATTGCTTGTCGAAGTCCCCCGGCATTAAGTCCACAACCTGTAAAGGGTCTTCACCTTTCTCCATCCACGAAATCAGTACACCGTTGGCGTTTTCTGTGCCTGTTGTGTTCGCCTTAAACTTGCGGTCAAATTCAGCCTTTATATCTTCGGTAGGTTCGCCTTTGAATATCTGAATGATTTTGCCGAGGCTGAATCCGTTTGAAATGTTGTTGTAATGAAAGTCGGAAATCTTTGTGTCAATTTCGATATACGTACGGGCCGGGTACCAATCGGGAAGCGGGTAAACTCCTTCGCCTGCCCTGTATTGCTTGAACCAAAGAACCTGAGTGCCGCCGGGCTTTTCCAAATCGAAAGCGGGAAATTCCAAACGCTCTTCGCGCTTGTCGTTCCAGTCATCCGAATACCACACCTTCGATGCGTCCTTGTTCACCCTGCACTTGTCGAAAGGAAGGTGATACCAGTATAATACCCGCGTTCCCGGTGCGTTCCATATTGCCTGAAACGCAAAGCCGCCGAAGTTCTCCAAATCCATCGCAGCCTTGTACTTGATGTCCTGCCAGCTTTCGTAAGGGTTCGCGTATTCAAGTGCTTTCTGTGCGCCCACCTTTTCGCCTACCGTACCTTCCACACGAACAGCCGTTTCCTTACCGGCGATAAAGTGCGCCTTTTGGGTTACGATGGCGTTGTGCAGGGAACTGCTGTTGTATAGGTCAAGAATAACCGCAGGGAAGTTGTTCTTTTGCCCGTATTCGTACCACTCCTGCCCGCGTGCTTCTTTGAACTTAGGCGGGGGTGCGACGGCAAAATTTATGCGCTGAAATTCTACTTTCATTTTATCTTCAATACGCCGCTCTCAACGGCTTCGTTTGCTAATGTTGGGTCGGTATTTACCGCGCTGCTCTGGGCGTAAATGGTGTACTTGTATTCGCCTTTCTCCCAGTTCGCGCTCTGCGCCGTGGTTATGTTGAACTGATTGTAACGGGTGGGGAAGCTGCTCAAATCCGTGACCAAAATGTTATAGGTGATGTCGCGTTCTTCGCGGTTGTTCAACGACAGCAGGAAGTAATACGGTGGATTCAACGTCACCTTTTCCGTGGCCGTCACATATAAAGTCGATAATTGGGACGAATCAATGATGAGCATTTCCTATAATGGGGAAAGTTGGTTTTTGTCGTAACTTCGCTTATGCGTTACCCGAAAAGTTGGAATAAAGTCAATTTAGCGCAACTGCATGAACTTGACCTGTTAAGGCAGCGAACTGACCTCGACCCCGAGGAAATTATGAACCAGATTCTTTCGGTACTCAGCAATGAACATATCGAAAAAATTGAGGAGTTGCCACACAACGAGCGCATAGCGGCCTATCGAAAGCTGACCTTCCTGAACGAGTACCCTTCAAAAAAGCCAAAGCGCAAACGGTTCAAGTTGGGCGGCAAATGGTATCGCATCGTTACGAACCCCGCTGAAGTGAGTGCAGGCGAATACGCGACCTTGCAAGTAGTGGCAGCAGATGGAAAGTTCATTCAAAATATGCCGCAGGTGATTGCGTGCCTCATGATTGAACAGCAAAGAAAGTGGTTCAAATGGGTGGACATTCGGTATGATAAATCACGCAGCGCGGCCGAATTTCAGCGAAAAGCGCAATTAATCATGCAAAAAATGCCTGTTGGGCAAGCCTACCCTTACGCGCTTTTTTTTTCGAATCTCTTACCCGAATTATTGAAAGCTTCCCTCACCTTTTTCCAACAGCAGGAGAAGAA